CTTTCTTCGTCCAGCTCGTGCTCTTTAGAGCCTTCCTTCTTGCTGCTTTCCTCTTTAGGCTCTGGCAAGTCCATTGCCTCGTTGAATTCTTTACGAGGAACAAGACCATAATACTTGGTCAGACGCACCTTATCGTCTTGGTAAATCACCAAGTCTTGGTCAGGCTCAAGGTCTTGATCAGGAGCTGCGGCTGTCAGGTCGACATCACGGTAGACACCCTTCTCAATGAGGATTTCAACCTGATGTTTAGGGACAAACTCATCAATAGCCACACCCAAAGCATCCTCAATAGAGGAGGCAACAGGGTCAATCAGGAAGTTCTGTGGCAGAATAGGACGAACCTTCACCACTGTACGAGGCTTCACTGTCACACCAACAGCTTGCATGGCTCCATCAAGGATGGGCTGTGTAGCTGGTGTGAAGTCTTGCACCTCATCAAGGACAAGTTCAGCCATGCCTGTGCCAAACACAGCAGCGTTTAACAAACATTCAGCTACAGCTTTACGTGTCTTGGTGTATTTAAACTCTTCATCCAGAGCATTACGCAGGAAGGCAATGTCTTTACGCTCACCATCACGCATGTCATCATAGATGTCAAACCATTTACCACGACCAAAGGTGGCTTCTTCAACCTCTGCAACGCTGCTCTCTACAGCTTGCTGCAAAGCAGGGCTGATAAGCTTGCTTCGCTCGCTCTCTCGTGTGCGATCGGCAGCATCCCACTGACCACGCCAGAGGCGATAGTATTCATCAAACTTCTCTTGGTGATTACCGATGTAATGGTCACGCCATTTATCAGCTTTCTCAATCACCCAACCAGCAAGGTTGCTGCTCTTATAATCTTCAGAATCAAAGCTCATATGTTTCCTTAGTATCCGCTTATAGCGTCCATTGGTTCAAATTCTTCTTCTTCATAGTCTGTTACATAGCTTTGCTTACTGAGCTGCTCTATGTAGCTTAAGGCATCAATCAAGTCATCATGCACAAGAGTATTTGGAAATTGGAAGAGTTGGTCAAGAAACTGTATGTTCCACTCTCCCTTGTTAAGGACAATTTGACCGTGTTCAAAACGCCCTTGTAATGCCCATACAATTCGATCTGTTTTCTTTTTATTTCCATGACTAAGCTCTTCCACTCTGAAGAACGTCTGTGTTCTTCTCATTATGTCTGACAAATAAGGCATCACTGCTTGCTTAGCAATACCCTTCTCAATGCCTATTGATACAGGCTCATACTTCTTAACAGCAGCAAATATCTTCTTTGCTGTATCTTCAACTGTCCATCTTCCGAAGACAATATCCTTAACATACCAGCCCTTGTCATTTGTCTTAACAATGGCTATAGCACTGTCATCCAGTTTCTTGCTCTTGCTTCCCTTGCTCTCGTCTGCAAAGCCAGCCAAGTCAATGGCAATGAAGTAGTCACCTTCAGGTTCTTCTTCATCAAACTGTACCCATTCTTCTTTGAAGAGTTCTCCACCCTGTGCCTCAAACGAAGCCATAAACTCCTGCCTAAAGGCAAAGCTGCTCATGTTCTTCTTAGCACTCTCAATCTCTTCTGGGTCAATGAGAGGGTTGTCATAGCTGGTAAAATGCCAGCTCTTGAATGTACTATCATCTCCTTTTAAGCCATACTGGTACAGCTCATAGAAGTGATTTCTGCCCATTGGTGTTCCAATGAACAAGGCATGTCCCTTCTGGTCAGCCAAAGCAGGACGTAAGATTTGTTCCCACACCTCTGGCTTCATGTCTGCATATTCGTCCATCACCAGAAACTTCAAGGACACTCCTCGCATAGTCTCTGGTCTGTCAGCACCCTTCAAGCTGATGGTGGCTCCGTTAACAAGCTTAACCTGTAAGTTGTTAACATGGCTTCCTGAGATGACAGCATGTCCCACCTCAAGCAGGGTTTGCCACATAATGTCCCTTGCCTGTCCCTGTGTAGGGGCAACATAGAACACATGTCCCTTCTCTGCTTGCAACGCATTGAACAACAGCAAGTAGGCAGCTAAGCGGCTCTTACCTGTCCTTCGTCCAGCAGCCACCACCTTGAAACGACTCTTATCGCTCCAGACAGTTTGCTGCCAAGGGAGAAGCTTAATGTCTAAACTAGTCAAACAAACTCCCCAAAGCACTCTTTGTTCTAGCTAATGGGTTTTCCCACCAAGCTGGCTCAGGGGCAGGTGGAGGAGAAGCTACAGGAGGGACATAACCACTCATCTGTAAAGCATATTGTGCTCTCTCGTCATACTTGGGGTTGCGCTCAGGATTGGGCTTAAACCATCCCTTGGCTAATACATCTGCAATGACAGCAGGGTTCTCCTCCGTATCCAGAACATCTCTCAGCTTAGCAGCATTCCCTGCTCCAATGATGTTTTGACTCTTCCCATAAACTGTGTCATGAAAGAAACGAAGCTGAGCATCAGCACTGTCTTTTATTTTATTCTGCTTCTTCCACTTTTCATAATGTGGTTTCATGAAGTCAAGTTGCAACAGCCCATAGCCGGGGCCTCCCTCTTGCTTCGTCTTGTAATTGAAGGTGTCTCCTGTCTCAACAGAGATGTTTCCAAGCATAGCAGCAACAGCAGCATCGCTGTAGCCAAGCTTCTTTAGCTTTTGTTCAACAACATCTTTAGACATCAATAACCTCTTCTTCTCCTCCTGATATGATGGTTTGCTCCCCACCAACACCAGTGATAGTGATAGACACAGCAGCCCTGCCACCACCATTCTTGTCTTTCTCGAAATGGCTAACAGGAAGAAGCCTGTCCATGATGAGCTTCCATGCTGCTGCTTGGTTCTTGTGGTTGTCATCCAAGGCAGCTCCATAAATAGCTTCAAGAACCTTCTCGCTCTTAGGGCTGTTTAACATCCTAGCCCTGTATTCATTGATGATGGACTGCTCCCCTTTGGGTCGACCAACAGCATTCCTCTTGCCAACAGTTTTAGCAACAATGTCTGTCTTCTTGGGACGACCTCTTTTTTTAACAGGAATATCTTCCATCTTTACCCTTCAAGGAGATGTATAACAAAAAACATATAAGCCTATCTGTGCGGCTTCTATGCCTCTCTGTGCAGCTTCTAAGTAACTACATAGTTACATATAAGCCTAAGCTTATTAAGTTAATAAATTATAAGCTTCCTTAATTGCTTATATGTATATATTATACCACACATTGTCCTTGTTGTCAAGCTCTTTCTGTTGCTTTAATGCTACACATTGTACGTTTAGACTTGGTAGTCTAATCCCCATTATGTCTCCTTTCATTATACTTTCTTCTTAATTGTATTTCTCCTTATAAATCAACAACTTACGAGCTACTCTCTGACTAAGAATTTATTATACATTATGGTCTATTTTAGCCCTTTTTTGTATGCTTTAGGGTTCCGCATATATTGGCACAAGTTGTCCCCTCCCCCGGTAGTACTTTTGTGTTACAAATCAAGCACTTACAAGGGGCGTATGTAAACTTTAGGGGTATGAGTACTAATGTGGCAGCCATATAGCCCACCTACAAGCCAAAGTACTACAATGCAACTGGACAAGCCAGCTTATGAAACCTAAAGCATTACAGGGAAACTCCCTATATATACCACTATAGTATTATGTCACACAATATGCCCCATTACAGTGCAATCTTCGCACATGAAGCACAGACATGGTGCAATACACAATAATGATAAGTAAAATGCACAGATATGGTGCAGATATTCTGTAAGCATAAAGCATTCATTCTCGGTATGTTAAACAAAAAGCATTACAAATCAATAGGTTATGAAAACAAAGGTATGTTCAACATGAATACTATAGCATACATGGCATAGAACATGCATAGTATATAGGGAGAGGGAGATACAAGGTAACTACCGAGTAACCCTCGAATCTAGTAGGGTATTAAGTGAACGATTGACAAGGACAATCGATACCATGTTAGAATGACACCATGTTGCAAGGGAATGAGCCCTAGTAACTACCTAGTAACCAAAGGGAGAGAAAATGAGCAAAGCAAAGCAAACAAAGGGAACGACACCTGAAGCATTGGGCGCATCGTTCGCAGTAGAACAACACAATGTCAACGGTGCATTACTGAACACACTGAAAACTGTGATTGGTGCATACACTGTAGAAAACAAGGCAGAGTATGAAGCGATGGTAGAGGGCTACGGAACACAGGCGAAGGCCCTCTACAATGCCAACACATCCAAGGTCAGAAAAAGCGAATTCAAGAAAATCGTTGACCATGCCAGTCAGTCAGAGACAAGGCAAACCCTGTTTAACATCATTGACAACTATGAATCGGTGCAAAGCCTTGTTAAAGACTTGAGGGGCTTAGAATCAGGAAGCAAAATAGTTGACGATGAGGGGAAAGTAGTAAAAGCCCCCAAGGAAGAGGGAGAGATTGAAACGGGAGAATCAGAAGAGATAACCTACCAAATGACGGACGATGACAAAATCTTGAATAACTTGGAAATAATTCAAGCATTGTGCTATGACAAGGGCTACAAAATTGCCAGTGAATTGATTCTGCAAGCGATGGCTAAGATCAACGAGAAGGTATGACGAGCAGAAAGCTAGGGGTTGACAAAGCCCCTAGTCTCTGTACAATGGACACCAGAGCAGAGAGAAAAGCTCAGAAGCTTTTCCCTACGCTTTGTAGGAAACGTGCTAGCGTAACTAGCGAGTAACTTTGTTGGAGGTTTTTATGTTGGATTCTCTGAAGGCTTTTTTTGTTGCCAAGCAGTTTGTTGCAGACCACGGCAATCGATTTTTAACCGTTTATGTCAACGAGAAGCGATACAATGGTCAAATTGTTGGCAGGGGGTTTTTCAAGGTGTCAGTTAAGCTTGCACATGGTGGCTCGGTTGTGAAGGTTAGCCCTAGTGCCATTGTTCGTGTCCACCGTGACAAGAAACGGTTGTCAGTACAAAAGCAAGCCATTGCAATTTGATAGGAAACTTCATAAGCCCATGCATGTGGGCTTATGTGGCAATCCTGCCTCATTGGAGCATCAAATGACAGATAGACAATTCACAGTTACATGCACCATTCTCTTGGTGTTGACATGGACAATGATTTTATTGGAGAACATCAATGCTTAGTCGCACATCAAAGCTGGGTTGTTTCAGTTGGAGCTTGCAAGCCCTAGAAACTTGTCAGGGCTCTATTGGCAAAGACGGACAGCTTGTAGAAGTTTGTCAAGGTTGTTATGCCACACAGGGCTTTTATCACATGCCTGATGCCATTTCGTTGCGTAAAAGCAACAAGGAAGATTGGCAAACTGATGATTGGGTAGAGCGTATGGTCAAGGCTTTGTCAAAGCAGAAGAAGTTTCGCTGGTTTGACAGTGGTGACCTATATTCTGTTGACCTTGCATGGAAAATCTATGACATTTGCAGGGCTACACCACATGTCAAGCATTGGTTGCCCACACGTATGCACAAGTTTGAGAAATACATCAATGTGCTGGGTGCTTTGTCTTGTTTGCCTAATGTTGTGGTGCGTTACAGTGCCGACAATGTAGAAGAGCAGATAGAGGGAGCCACCACATCAATGGTTATCAAGACACACGAGCACAGGCGTGGTGTTCACGTATGCCCTAGCAGTTTGCAAGAGGGTAAATGTGGCACATGTATGGCTTGTTGGGACAAGGGTGTGAAGGTTGTTGCATATGTGGCACATTCACGTAAGATGGCTAAAGTGTTTCAAATCAAGGAGGCGGTATGAGTAAATTTGCAGAGACAAACAAACTTAAGAAGGGGACACGTGTTGTCCTGCGTAACGGTTGGGAAGCTGTGTTGGAAGACAACAAGCGTGGCAGCATCCGCATGGCTACTGTGTTTGGCACGTACACTGAGATGGGTAGCATTTATGCCCATGACATTGCAGGGTACAAAGAGGGAGAATTCTGGGTGAAGCTTCCATACATTGGAGAGAATTTCCTAGAGCTTTTGATGAGGAAAGCAGCATGATAATAACAGGAAATGAAATAAAATATGCACGTTTGTTAACACTTCGTGCAGCTCTTAAACTAGAGATGAAGGGGATTAAAGTTATCAACGGTACAACTGCGTATGCCACCCTTAAACGAGAAGGTTTTAAGGGGTCAAGGGCAAAGGTGTTGGCACAGCTTGATGAGATTAGAAACCAGCTTGTAGGGGAGAAAGAATGAAGGTGTTTGTATATTTCAATTTGCACAAGCGTGTCTTCTCTGTGAAGGCATTGGAAGGCAAGGACAAGGGCAGGGTGATAGGACACAGAACATCGTTAGTCCTTGATAGCCCTGTCTTCAAGGTGTCAGAGGCTGGCAGACAGCGTGTCATACGTGAGAAGCGCAAGAACGTACATGCAGGGGTTGTAGGCTTTCTAACTTCCTCGTATGATTTGAACAAGGAGGTTGTCAGTTGGGAGCGTGTCTTCTATATGCCCTACCTGATGTCATCATTTGCCACACATGATGGCAAGCCTGTGCATAAGGCTAGGTTTGCAAAGCTGGAAATTATGCTGGGTAAGCCAGTGTTGGAGGCAGGTAATGCGGAACCATGTTGATGGCATTGGCATCTTCTTGGTGTACTTGGTTGGGTTTGTTGTTGGTTTGTTTGTAATTAAATTCTTTAAGAAGAAGGAGAAATGATGGGACTCGATATGTATTTGACAGCAAAGCGTTACATCCATGACTTTGGTGATGATGGCAAAGCTTTGCGTGACAAGCTTGAAGACTTCAAGGTTAATGGCATGAATGTCAAAGAGCTTTCATATGAAGCTGGCTATTGGCGCAAGGCTAATGCCATTCACAAATGGTTTGTTGACAACGTGCAAGAGGGTGCTGACAACTGTGGTGAATACTTTGTTACAACAGAACAGCTTGAGGCGCTTCTTGAACTTGTCAATGAGGTGTTGCGTAATAGAGACAAAGCAGAGGAGTTGCTGCCCACATGCAATGGTTTCTTCTTTGGTAATATTTCATATGATGAAGGCTACTTCGATGACTTGCTTCAAACAAAAGCCATCATTGAGAATGTCTTGTCAATAGATGATTTGCCTAAGTATGATTTTTACTACAGTTCTTCATGGTAACTAGCAAGTTACCTATGATGCCCTTGACAGCTTCTTGTATGTATCGTACAATAAATACATATAAGAAGCTTCTTATTAATAATATATAAGGAAAACATATGAGATGTTATTGTTGTAATGCTGTGTTGTCTGACTTTGAAGCTACTCGTAAGAGTGCTCAGACAGGTGAATTCTTAGACATGTGCAATGGTTGTTTCTTTCATGTTAAAGATGAGATGGATGTTGTTGAGAGACAAGACTTGCAACATGCATCAGATGATGAGGACATTGAAGATGATGAACAGTGATGAAAAGATAGAGAGGTTTATGTCCTTCACAATTGCTGATTGTGTTGAGCTTGTCTCTCTTGTTGGTTATGTTAAATTCATGGAAGCTTTCCAAACAGCTCTCTTAACAAAGAAAAACTCTTTGCCTTTGTCTCAAGAAGAACTGGAAGAAAGACAAAAACATTTATGGAATGAATGGAAGTATTGATGGCGTTTGTAAAAACACACCAGCCATGCACATCATGTGATAGCAGTGATGGCATGTCTGTAAACGATGATGGTTCAACCTATTGCTTTGTTTGTAACACGCACACAAAGCCCACAAAAGAAGAAGGATATATGTATACACCAACAGCCACAGCAAAGCCTGTGGATGAGGCTATAGCTGCCCTTAGAACTGCCTTTCAAACCTTGGCTACCCCAGCCATTGGCAGCAGACGTATTAGCAGGAGCACAGTGGAGAAGTATGGCATTGTGTCTGACTCCACCCACGTGTGGTTTCCCTATTACGACAACGATGGCAAGCTGTTTGCCACCAAGAAGCGAAGCATCAAGGAGAAGAAGTTTGCCATTGAGGGAGACTGGAAAGCCACATGTTTGTTTGGACAGAACTTGTTCACCAAGGGAGGGAAGTATCTAACCATTGTTGAGGGTGAGTATGATGCCCTTGCTGTGTACCAAATGCTTGGCTCCAAGTGGCCTGTTGTCTCTGTGCGTAATGGGGCAGGAGGTGCTGCCAAGGATGCCAAGGAACATTACGAGTGGCTCAACAGCTTTGAGAACATTGTTGTTTGCTTTGACAATGACGAGCAGGGACAACAAGGGGCAGCTCAGCTTTGCTCTGTGCTTGGCTCCAAGGTGAAGGTGATGAAGGGTGTTGATGGCTTGAAGGATGGGTGCGATTGGCTCCTTGCTGGCAAAGAGAAGGAGTTTATTGACCGCTGGTGGGCTGCTGAGAAGCACATCCCTGATGGCATTGTTGCTGGCTCTACCTTGTGGGAACAGGTGTCTAAGCCTTTGGAGAAGGCAGAGGTGTCCTACCCCTTTGAGGGCTTGAACAAACTCACCTATGGCATACGTAAGGGAGAGCTTGTCACTGTCACTGCTGGCTCAGGCTTGGGCAAGAGTCAATTCTTACGAGAGCTTATATGGCACATCCTCTGCAAGACACAGGACAACATTGGCTTGATGTTCTTGGAGGAAAGTGTTCGTAAGACAGGCACATCCATCATGTCTCTGGCAGCAAACAAGCCCTTGCATTTGCCTGATTGTGATGCTACAATGGAAGAGAAGAGGGCAGCTTTTGATGCAACCCTTGGCACAGACAGGCTGTATATGTTTGACCACTTCGGTAGCACAGACATTCAGAACATTGTGAAGAGGACAGAAGAGTTTGCCAATGCCTTTGGGTGTGGCTATGTGTTCCTTGACCACGTGTCCATTGTTGTTAGCTCACAGCAGAACGGTGATGAACGCAAGGCTTTGGACACCATCATGACAGAGCTTCGCACACTGGTGCAGAGAACAGGCATTAGCCTTGTCCTTGTCAGCCACTTGAAGCGTCCTGATGGAGGCAAGGGACACGAGGAGGGAGTGGCTACAACATTGGCTCAGCTACGTGGCTCAGGCTCCATTGCTCAGCTCTCTGACATGGTGCTTGGCTTGGAACGTAATGGTCAGGCAGACGATGAGAAGGAACGTAACACCACCAAGGTGCGTGTGTTGAAGAACAGGTTCTCTGGCTTAACAGGACATGCTTGTAACCTCGTGTATAGTAAGTACACAGGACGCATGGTTGAGACAGAAGATGAGAAGCTATGAGAAAACGACAAACAAGGAAACATATGGATACTCTATTGTTAGGTGTGTATGACTTCCCCATGCTGTGTGTAGATGCACAGTTTTGTGAGGCATTCCCAAATGCAGATGATGTTACAATTGAATTCTGTTGGGAAGAACCAGAGCCCGGTGTTGGATTCTCTGGTGGCTATGAATGGCAAGCCTATGTCAATGGCATTGATGTCACAGAGATGCTGACACAGAAAGACATCAAGCATGTTGAAGATGCTTTGGTTAGCTACACGGAGGCTTATTATGGCTAGTTGGCTCATTGCCCTGATAGGGTTTGTCTACCTTGTTGTTGCTGTTAACTTACTGATGACAGGGAAGACAGGCTTAGGCATTGCCTTCATTGGCTACTCCCTTGGTAATGTTGGTTTGTATATGGAGGCTAGGTTATGAAACAAGACATCATTGATATGGCAACACAGGTATATGGCAAATGTGAATGGCATGAATCCGCTTTGTTGCATCTTGAAGCCCTTGTAAAACTGGCAGCCGCCAAAGAACGTGAAGCCTGTGCAGAATTGTGTGAATTACAAGCAAAACAATGGAGCGATGCTGGATGTTTTGACGTTAGAGACTTTAAGTTATGCGCCGCCGCCATCAGAGCAAGGGGACAAGCATGA